GGGGAGCCGGGGTGCTACCTGAAAGGGTATGCGTACATGCTGCGGACCCAGGAGAACGAGGGGCTGATTGCGGAGATCGCAGGGGGCATCAAGAAGGAGGTCAGCGTCAGCTGCGCGGTCTCCCGGTGTGTGTGCTCCATCTGCGGCCATGACATCCATGACCGGGGGCTGTGCAGCCATGTGAAGGGGAGAACCTATGAGGGCAAACGCTGCATTGCACGGCTGGCAGACCCCACCGACGCCTTTGAGTGGTCCTTTGTGGCGGTTCCCGCCCAGCCCAGAGCTGGGGTGGTCAAAGGCTTCCGGGAAGCGGGCACGTTGGAACAGCTGCTGTCGAGTCTGGACCAAGAGGGCCCCTGGCGGGAGGAACTGAAGGCCCTGCGGCGGCAGGCGGAGATGGGGCGGCGATACCTGGACGGGCTGCGGCAGGAGACGGTCCGGCTGGGTCTTTTGGCAGAGGAGGGCCTGGGGGGTGAGACCCTGCGGGCCATTGCCGACAGGCTGGAAGAGCCGGAGCTGGAACGGCTGCGGGCCTGCTATGCCCGGCGGCTGGAGGAAAAGCTGCCCATGCCGGTGCAGCTGCGGTACGACGGGGGAGAGACGGGCCCGGAGGCAAACGACGGGTCCTTTGTGATCTGAAGAAAGGGAGGAGAACAGCATGAGTGTGGAGTTTGGCGGCATGGGAAGCATGGTGGTAACCATGAAGGCGGTAGCGGTGACCACCGGAGGCATCGCGGGAATGGACGGCAATGACACCGTGCGCAACGCCAACGGCGGCGTGGCGCCGGTGGGCGTGGTGCTGAACAAACGGAACAATCACGCCGCGGTGCAAATCCGGGGATATGTCCGGGTGAAGTACAGCGGGTCCCCCGCCCCGGTGCTGGGGTGGAACCGGCTGGTGACCGACGGAGCCGGGGGCCTGCGCCCGGAACAGACCGGGGAGACGGGCAGAGCCTGCCTGGTGGTGAACCTGAACACAGAGGAAAAAACCATGGGGTTGTTCCTGTGAGGCGTGAAAGGAGACGGGATGTATGGCATATCAGTTTGAGACGGTGAAGCTGGACAAGGGGATGTACAGCGAAGCGGGGCGGTCCTTTACCAAGGTGCTGGAGAAGTGTGACCCCTCGGAGCAGTACAAGGGGACGCCGCTGGAGCATTTGGATGCCTTTCAGCGGCAGCTGAAACGGTTTGACATTAAGGTGAAGGGGGCGGACTCCGATGTGGTGTCCAAGTTCTTTGCCAGCTGGGAATCGGCGGTGCTTTTCCCGGAATATGTGGCCCGGGCGGTGCGACAGGGAATGGAGGAGAACAATATTCTGCCCCTGATGACAGCGGCGGAAACCCGGATCAGCGGGATGGATTACCGTTCCATCGCCTCCACCCCCACGGAGGAGGAGAAATCCCTGAAAATGGTGGCGGAGGGGGCGATGATCCCGGAGACCCGGGTGAGCGCCCAGGAAAACCTGGTGAAGCTGCACAAGCGGGGCCGGATGCTGGTGGCCTCCTATGAGGCCATCCAGTTCCAGCGGCTGGATTTGTTCTCGGTCACCCTGCGGCAGATCGGCGCCTACATCAACCGGATGCATGTGGCCGACGCCATTGACGTGATTTGCAACGGGGACGGCAACAAGAACGGCGCCGATCAGTACACCGTGGGGACCAAGCCCATCGCCGGGACAGCGGGGACCCTGAGCTATGACGCGCTGGTGGACTTTTGGAGTCAGTTTGACCCCTATACCATGAATACCCTGCTGGTGGGCGACGCCATGGCCCAAATCCTCAAGCTGGAGGAGATGCAGGACAGCACGGCGGGGCTGGCCTTCCAGGGAACGGGAAAGCTGGTAACCCCCATGGGGGCCACCCTGCTCCGAAGCAGCGCGGTGCCCTCCGGGACCATCATTGGTTTGGACAGGCAGTATGCCTTAGAGCTGGTCCGGGGCAGTGAGGTGCTGGTGGAGTATGACAAGCTCATTGACCGGCAGCTGGAGCGGGCGGCCATCACCTCGATTTCTGGATTTGCCAAGGTGTTTCAGCCGGCCTCTAAGGTGCTTCAGATCGGGACAGCGGGGGAAGAAGGATGATTTCTCGGCAGGCAGTGTTGGAGGTGGCCCTGTGCTTTGCCGGACGGGAACTGACGGATGGAGAGGAGAACGTCCTCTCCATCCTGTGCGGCGGCGCGTTGGAGCAGTGGCTGGGGCGCCTACGGGAGGATGTGACGGAAGAGGACTGCCAGGACCTATTGGTGGTGGCCAGTGCCTGGACGGCGCTGGCAGGAATGACAGGGGCTTTGGAGCAGAGTCAGCCCACGCCGCTGTCCTTTTCCGCCGGGGACCTGACGGTGCGGGCCCGGGAGGACCGGACGGGAGACGCCTGTGCCAGGAGCCTACAAAGCCAGGCGGAGCGGCTGATGGAGCCCTATGTACAGGACGGGTGTTTTGCCTTTTTGGAGGTGGAGGGATGAGCTTTGCCGGCAGTTTTCAAGCCATTGCGGCCCGGTATGGCCAGACGGTGACCCTGTGGCGGGACGGAGAGATCGTGGGGACGGGGCGGGCGGTGCTGCGTCCTCTGCTGGGGGAGGCGCGGCAGTTTGTGCCCACGGATTTGGGCCTGCGCCGGCAGGAAATGGTGCTGTGCCTGGCAGAGGCAAGTCTTCCGCTGGAGGAACAACCGGGAGACTGGGTTTTGCAGCAGGGGGAGAGGTTCTATGGGGTGCGGAACGTGAGCGCCGTGGAGGCGGGACGGGAGCGGATCTATTGGCGGGCCGTTCTGGTCAGGCAGGAGGGAGATGTGACATGACGACGTTGGCCACGATTCGGCAGGCGATGACCGCATTTCTGGCGGAGGCGGGCATTGAGGCCCTCTCCGCCTGGCCCAAGGAGGTCTGGAAGGGGCGGAAGACGCCGGTGGCGGTGGTACAGGTCAAGGAGGTGGAGGCCGGCGCGTCCGGCTTTCAGAACTATCTGGGGCAGACCTATGATCCGGCGGCCCGGCAATGGACCGAGCGGTATGGGCGGCGGATCACGGTGAAGTTTGGGGTGACCCTTTACAGCCCAGAGGCGGCAGGGGAGTCAGGCTGCCAGGCCCTGCTGGAGCAGGTGGCACAGGCGCTGATGGAACGGGGACCGGCGGGATTCGCTGTGGAGAAGTGGTCCGCGGGGGAGACTGCCTTCGACCAGGCCAGCGGGATGTTCTGGGGCAAGCTCCAGGCGGTGTGCCGGGGCATGCTGGTGGCAGGAATGGAGGAGAGCGGAGAATTGGAGGGCTTTACGGTGAGAGGAGAGGTGACGCTGTGAGCAGTATGGTGACAACCCATGAACGGCCGGGGGTGTACTCGGTTTATGCGGCCTCGGCAGTGGTCAGTGGAGCGGCCCGCCGGGGGTGGGCTGCCGTGGCGGCCCGGAGCCAGGGGGGAACCCCGGGGAAACTGTATGATTTGGGCCGCTATGAGGAGGCGGAGACCACGTTTGGGAAAGAGGATGCTCTGACCGCGCTGGTGAAGCTCCTCATGGCCAACGGGGCGGCCCGGGTGCTGGCGGTTCCAGTGGAAGAGGAGGCGGACTATCCGGCGGCCTTTGCGCTGTTGGGAGAACAGGAGTCGGTCAAGGTGGTGGTCTGCGACAGCCAGACGCTGTCTGTCCAGCAGGCGCTGCGGGACCAGGTGCTGGCGGATGCCCAGGTCCGTCGGGAGCGGATCGCGGTGGTGCCTGGCGGGGCGGAGGAATCCGTCAGTCAGCTGGTGGCCCGGGCCAAGGAACTCAACAGCGAGCGGGTGGTGCTGGTGGCACCGGGGATATCGGAAGAGGCAGGCGGTGCGCTGGTGGCGGCGGCGGTGGCCGGGGCCATCTGTGGAGAGGGAGACCCCGCCCTTCCCCTGGGCGGCGTGGAGCTGCGGGGGATTCCCGGCCTGGCGCTCCGCTATGGGGAGAGTGAACTGGACACGCTGCTCCAGGGGGGTGTGACCCCGGTGGAGCTGGCGGGCGGCGTGTGTTCGGTGGTCCGCGGCGTGACCACTCGGACCACCACCGGAGGCGTTTCCGACAGCACATGGCGGGAGCTGACCACAATTTTGGTGGTGGACGATGTCATCCCCGGGGTGAGAAATGCCCTGCGGGCCAAGTTTCCCCGGGCCAAAAACACGGCCCAGACCCGGGGGGCGGTACGCTCCCAGGTGATTTTGGAGCTGGAGCGGAAGCTGGCCTCGGAGATCATCACGGGGTATGGAGAGGTTACCGTCCAGCCGCTGGAGGAGGCGCCCACGGTGTGCCTGGTGACCTTTTCCTTTACGGTGGCCCATGGACTCAATCAGATCTGGCTGAGCGCCCAGATCACCGTGTGACAGGGGGGGTTAGGATATGGCGGCAAATTTGATTCCCACCAGCAGTGACATCTATCTGGAGGTGGATGGGAAAAAAGTGGCGGTGGTTCAGAGCTATACGGCCCAGTCCACCAAGTCCAGCACCACGGTGGAGGCCTTTGGAGAACGAGAACCGGTGGCCACAATTCCGGGACAGAGCCGGCATGTGTTGGAGCTCACCCGAATCTATGCCACGGATGAGGCTTTGGCAGACGGGATTCATTTCCATGACCTGGAGGATTTCAGTCTGGTGATCTGCAAGCCGGACCGGCGGGTGATTTACAGCGGGTGTCAGTGGAGCAAGATTGGAGAGAGCGGCACGCTGGGCGCCGCTGTGGTGGAAAAGGTCACGGTAATGGCGGGGAGGAGGATTGAGACAGCATTATGAAGAGCCCTGATTGGCTGCGAATTCTGACCGCCTCCCCCCGGCAGCGGCTGCCGGGCGGGGTCCAGCTGCGGCTGCTGACGGCCCAGGAGGTTCTGGAGGCCCGGCGGGAGGCGACAGCGCTGGCGGGGGAGGACAGAGACCGGGCGCTGTGCTCCAACGCCTGCCTGGTGGCCCGGGCGGTGGTTCGCCGGGGGCGTCCGGTGTATGGGTCCGGGGAGGAGGTTCTGCACAGGCTGACGGTGGGCCAGGTGGAAACTCTGGCCCGCCGGTGGATGGCGTTTTACCAGGAGGAGGGTCTGGGGACCGGACTGGAGAGGAGCCGGCTGGACCAGCTAAAAAAAGCCTGGAGCACATGCCGCGGCAGCGCCTTCGGTGGCATGTGCTCAAATGTTTTGGGGCGCTGCCGACGGAGGAACGGGCCAAGGCGATGAGGGAGGAGGACTACCTGTGGTGCGCGGTCAACCTTCTGTTGGATGAAGAGGAAGTGGCCCGTCAGCTGTGCCCTCAGTGCCGGGAGGCGGCGGAGAGGGCCCGGTGCCCGGTGTGCGGCCGGGAGACGGGAGAGATGGTCCGGGAGGAGAATCCCACCTTTGACTGGGCCCGGTTTCAGGCATTGAAGGAGGGGGCCTGTGATTGATTATTTGGAGACCCTGTTGGCGGAAGAGGAGGAGTGGGAATCTGCGTTGGGACTGCCCCGTTGGCCGAGGAGAGGGAGAGAAAACGAATTTCTCCCGGAAGACAGGGAACGGGAGACGGCTCCGGCACCAGACGCAGGACAGCGTGGGGCTGCTGCGGAGGCGTGGAGTCTGGAGGAACGCCGGCGGACCGGGGGAGAGGATGTGCTGGAGACCATAGAGCAGGCGGCGCAGGAGATGGTCAGCCTGACGGAACAAGTACGGCCCCGGCCGGAGGGGTGGTCGCTGTACGCGCAGCTGGGACAGGCCAGACAGATCGCCCAGGCGGCAATGGGAGGACGGGAAGTGACGCCTTTTGCGTTGACGGAATCCCTGGAGCAGAGAACGACAGCCGATTGGGGAGAATTGGACCGGGCGGTGCAGCGGGATGCCCGGCGGTATGACGGGGGATTTTTCCTCTATTGACTAGAGAGAAAGGAGACGGCAGGGTGGAACTGACGCCGATGCAGTATAAGAGCTATGTCTGGCCCCACAACCCGAGAACCTATACCATTCAGTATGTGCGAAAGGTGGCGGTTCACAAGGTGCCCTTTGGACGGTATGCCATGCAGGACCTGGGGCTGGGCCGGCGGGTGATGAAGGGAGAGGGGGAATTTTACGGGGCAGGCGCCTATGAGGAGTTTAAGAAGCTGGCCTCTGTGTTCTATCACAGCGGACCGGGGACCTTGATCCATCCTGTATGGCAGAGTGCCAAGGCGTACTTTGTGGACTTGACCCTGGCCCAAGAGCCAAGGCAGGACTATGTACGGTATACCTTCACGTTTTGGGAGGACAATGACCGGTACCGGGAGCAGCTGGAGCCTGTCCGTCCAGAGGCGGGAGGCGGCGGACAGACAGCGGGAGGGGAAGTGTCAGAGGCAGCGGTGTATCACACGGTGGTCTCGGGGGAGACCCTGTGGGGCATTGCGCGGGCCTGGGGCATGACCCTGGGGGAACTGTTGGTGTTGAATCCGCAGATCAAGAATCCCAATGTGATCCAGCCGGGACAGCGTCTGCGGGTGAGGGGGTGAGGGAATGGAATGGACCATGCTTTGCTATGACGGGACGGAGTACACCTTGCCCACGCCGGTGGCCTGGCGGCTGAACTATGGGCTTGGCACCCCTTGTGACAGCGTTTGGGTGAAGACGCTGTGGTCGGCGGGGCAGGAGAGCCGGCTGGCCGATGGAACCCGGCTGCGGGTGACCGAGAAGGGGGAGACGCTGTTTTTCGGGGTGATTGACGAATGTGAAACCCAGTGGTCTCCGGCTGGATGTGTGGCAGAGATCACAGGGCGGGGGCTCCAGGCGCTGCTGCTGGACAATCAGGCGGAGGCGGCGGACTATGGACAGGCGACGCTGGCGGAAATTCTGCGGCGGTATGTCACCCCCTATGGAGTTGGACTGGAAAAAGCAGTGTCGCTGCCGGCGGTACAGGGCTTTTCGGTGGCTTCGGGGAGCAGCTGCTGGAAGGTCCTGTATACATTTGCCCGTTACTATGCAGGCGTGACACCGCGGTTTACCCGGGCGGGGAAGCTGGCGCTCCACCCCTGGGAGGATAAAACCCCGGCGGCGCTGGATGAGACCGCGCCGGTGACGAGGGTGGTCCGGCGGGACCAGCGGTATGGGGTATTGTCCCAGGTCACGGTAAAAGATGTGACGGGGTGGACCCGGCAGACAGAGTTCAATGAGGACTTTCGGCGGCGGGGAGGCCAGTGCAGCCGGGTGATTTTGCTGCCTAAGGACACCGGCTTTCAGGCCCGGCGGTATCAGGCGAAGTTCCAGTTGGACCGGTCGGCGGCGGAGAGGCTGGTCATAGAAGTGACGGTGGCGCTGCCCTTTGCCGCCTGGCCAGGGGACCTGGTGCGGCTGACCCGAACGGGATGGAGCGGGAATGGAACGTATCGGGTGCGAGAGAGCCGGGTCTGCCTGGGGGAACTGGGGCATGAGACCACCCTGGTGCTGGGAGACCCTCAGGGGGTTTTATAAAGGAGAGAAAAGGAGGCAATCTCATGTGGATGGCAAGAGGACAGCAGGAAACCCGGCTGCAGGAGCCTGGGGCAGAATGGGGAGAAGTGACGTTATCCGGAGACACAGTGGGGGTGTCTCTGGCGGGGGAACGCCGGCGGGTTCGGGTTTGTCTGCCGGGCGGGTATCACTGGGTTCCTGACCGGGGAGAG